CCGCGAGTGCCACGATTCCCGCGACCACGGGGTCGATCTTCTCCGTTGAGCGTCGCTTGCTCGGTCGCGGGTTCGAGTTCGCGTCGAGTTCCACGACGCAGTTGGACATTGCCCAAGTGAGAACCGGATTGCCGTCGTGCCGGAGCCGATGGTTCGTCACCATCGCCTCCCATCGCTTCGTCGGCTCGGCCATGTAGTAGTACGACTGGGGCACTCGCTTGAGCCGCAGGCCGTCGGCCTCGAGTTGCTGCGCGAGGCCACTCGCGTTGTATGGGTCGTACCCGACCGCCTGCACCTTGTGCTCGCCGACGATCCGCAGGATCTCCCGCCGCACGAACTCGTAGTCGGTCGCGTCGCCCGGTGTGAGCCTCATATTCCCCTGCCGGCTCCAGTCGAGGTATGGCACCTTGTCCCGCTTCTGCCGCCGCTGCGCGCCTTCCTCGGGCGCAAATGCCCACGAGCGCACCCACGCCTCGTCCTTGTCGAGCCAGACCGCCGTGAGCGCGGTGAGGTCGCTCGTTTCGCCCAAGTCGATCCCGAGGTAGCACGGGAGGCCGGCGAGCCGGGACTCGTCGAAGTCCAGTCGGCACTTGTCCCAGTCGGCCATGCGAAGCCATCGGTTCGAGGCGGAGACATGTTGGCACAGGTAGTAGGTGCGAAACGGAGTCTCCATGCTCGGCTGCTCCTGCGCCTCCTTGCACTTCTCGGCGTAGTACCCCTCGTGCACCGTGTGCCCGAGACTCGGCGCGCACTTGCGCCAGGTCTCTGGACTCGTCCAATCGTCGCCCTCGCTCGCCGAGTAGACCACGGGCAAGAAGTACGGGTTGTCGATCACGCGGTCGCGCACCTTGAGCGCGTAGTCGTACATCTCGAACTCGAGACTCTCGCGGAGCGTGCCGGCGGTCGTGATCGTCACGAGCATCGGTTGCCGGCGCGCGCCGACGCTCGTCTCGATCGCCTCCCAGAGCTCGCGCCGATTCTCCATCGCGTGCACCTCGTCCGCGATGCACGCGCTCGTATTCAGGCCGTGCGCGCTCGGAGCCTCCGAGGACATGACCTTGTACACGCCGGCCGTGCTCGGCACGATCACCCGGTGCTGATAGACCTCGGTGCGGCTCTCGAGCATCGGCTCGGCCCGCACCATGCGCTTCGCCGCCTCGAGGCATCGGCCCGCCTGCGCGCGGTCGGCAGCGATCGAGATCACCTCGGGCGTAGGCTCATCGTCGGCGAGAAGGTGATACAGCGCGAGGGCCGCGCCGAGTTCGGTCTTGCCACACTTGCGCGGGACGAGGATGTGCACGCGACGATACCGCCTCGTGCCGTCCGGGCGGATCCAACCGTAGGCGTTGGCGATGAGTGCCTTCTGCCACGGGAGCAGCGTGAACGGTAGGCCGGCCCAAGTGCTCGTGGTGAGTTTGCACGCGGTCTCGATGAACCGGATCACATGGAGCGCGGCTTGCTCGTCGAAGGTGCAGTTGCCTGCGGTCGCGATCGCGTCATAGCCGGGGATCGTGTTCCACTTCGCGGCCGGGTGCTCGGCCGGCTTCTTGGCGCGAGGCTTACGCGCCACGCTCGGCCTTCTTGCCCGTAAGCGTCTCCCATCGCTTCACGATGACATCGCAGTAGGCCGGAGATATCTCCATCCCGTAGCACTTGCGGCCCAGTTGCTCGGAGGCGATCAGCGTGGTGCCGGAGCCGCAGAAGGGCTCGTAGACGCTGTCGCCCTTTGCGCCGAAATCGCACATAGCCCGCGCCGCCAAATCAACCGGGAAGGTGGCCTTGTGCTCTTCTTGTTGCTTCGGTCGCGGTATGTCCCATTTTGCCCATCGCGGCTCATTCTCACCTTGTGTCGTTGTGTATTTATTTCCCTTTGACAGCACGAACACTAGCTCCCAGTTTCTCGAAAGAATCCCTCTGGACGCTGTCGGGAATCCAGAGCCTTTATCCCAACAGATCGTTTCTTTCACGGAAAGACCGTGGGCTCCCGCGAACATCGTCCGCCCATAGCCCGACCTGCAATTGGCCGTATACATGACATTCCAGATGACAGGAGAATCTTCTGACTCCAGGTGAGAAGAGGCAAGGGAAAGAACTTCGTTGCAGAACTCGACCCACTCATCTTCCGTCCTGTCGTCGCACTTGTGGTTGTAGAACTTCTTCGTCTTGCCGCTGTAATCTGTTTTGTATCCTCCGTCTTTGCTGTTGTAAGGAGGCGAGGTGAAGCACAATGACGCCTTCGCCCCCGCCATCAGTCGATCGACATCCTCCGCCTTCGTCGAGTCGCCGCAGAGCAGGCGATGATCGCCGAGAATCCACAGGTCGCCCGGCTTCGTGATCGGATCTACTGGCGGCTCTGGAACTTCGTCCTCTTCAACTTCCGCCGGCCCAGACATCGCCTCTAGTTCCTTCTCGTCGAATCCCGTCACGGCGAGTAGTTCCTCGTCCTCGATCTGGAGCGCGGCGAGTTGCTGCGCGAGCGCGTCATCGTCCCACTCCGCGAGCTCGGCCGTCCGGTTGTCGGCGATCGCGTAGGCCGTCGCCTCCGCTCCCGTGAGATGCGACCGCACGATGTCGATCATGCTCCATCCGAGCGATCGAGCCGCCGCGAGCGTCCCGTTGCCGGCGATCACCACGCCGTCCCGACCGACCACGATCGGCTTCTGCTGTCCGAACCGGGCGAGGCTCGCCTTGATCGATTCGAGGTTGCGCTCGTTGTGCTTGCGGACATTCGCGGGATCGTTGAGCAGCGTCGAGACCTCGACGCGCTCGACCTCAAGCCCCCGGTCTACGGCGGGAGAAGATGTCTTTGACTTGCTCATCTGGTGCTTGCTCCTTTGCTGCGCCGATACGGGCGCGACCTACTGGACTCAAACCGAACTCACTCATCATCCGTCGCAGACGCTCGCCATGCTCCGCCAGGATCGCGCTATACGGGTTGCGCTTGAGCAGGCGGAGCGAGCCGTCTTTGTTCTTGAGCGGGATCACCTCGCCGAGTTTCACGACCTTCTCCCGGGCCGCGAGGTAGCGCGACCATGTGTCGCACATCAGCGCGAGCGCGTCCCGGTCTCCGCTCGATAGGATCTTCATCGCGGCGATGCGCGGGAGCCAGTCTGCCCACGCCGCACGGCCGACCTCGTCGAGCCACGCGGGACACTCGGGTAGAACCTCGTCGCTCGGCGGCTCGGCGCGCTCGCGAGCGGACGCGAGTTCGCTCCCGGCGAGTCGCAGGGACTTGGCAGGTTTAGGTGCAGGGCCGCGTAGTCCCATTGTCAATACAAAATCCTAGAAAACCGTCCGAATCGCGTACGCCCAGGCTCGAGGGGATATCCGTCTATGAGGCCCAAAACTTTATAACCCCATACCCCCATCGCGCACGATCTTACGCGATCTTGCGCGAATCTGCATCGATCTCCCGAGATGTTCGCGGCATCGGTGGCGATCGACGCGCCGCGACCCGCTGTATCGGCCTCATCGCGCGTCCTCATAACGCCGTCTCCACCGATAACCCGCTCGCATCGATGCTCGCCGCAATGTTTCGCGCGGCGGACAGCATCTCGATCATGCGCTCGCGCGGTAGCCGGCGCGCCTCGATGCGCTTCGCGAGATCGTCGAGGCTTGCGCGCACGACGATGAGCCGCACACGCGGGAACTCATCGCGCAACGCGCGCGCCTCGTCGGCGTTCGTCGTGATCCACCAGAGCCGACCTGGGATCCACCCGTCGCGCCACGCTTCGAGCACGCTGCGCCGCAGTCGCCCCATGAACGCGAGCGCGCTAGCGTCGCCGTCTGGCTCGCCGCTGAACTCACGCCCACGCATCGCCGCGAGCACCCGGTCGTGATCCCACACGAAGTCTCCCTCGGCCTTGTGCGTGTTCACGAGCGTGGTCTTCCCCGATGCCGGCGCGCCGAGCACGACCGTACCCTCGCTCGGGAATCGGCCACGGTCGGCCTGCCGCTCGCGTCCCTCGATCGCGGTCTTCTTGCGATGGCACGAGGCGCAAAGCGGTTGCAGGTTCTCGGGGTCGTGCATCGATCCGCCCTCGGCGAGCGGGATCTTGTGGTCGATGCACACCGCAGGCGTGAGCCGTCCCGCCGCCTTGCACATCCGGCATAGCGGCTCGCGGTCGCGCTCGGCGATGGACTGGAGCGTCCAAGCCTGCGTCTGGTGCTTCACCGTGGGCGGCTTGCGCGGCATAGTTCTCGCTCGAGGTAGCGGGTAGCGAAGAGGCCGAGATCGACCGGGAGATGCTTGCACACGGCGCGCGCCCGCAGGCGCACGGCACGCGGTACGCGCGGCGTGGCCTTGGGGTCGAGGAGGTCGTAACAGAACCGCCGCACGGCCTCGATCGAGCGCGCCTCTTCTTCGGTCGTGCTCATGGGCGGTCGATCATGAAGACGAGTGCGATCAGCGAGGCCGTCGAGATCAGTCCACACGCGGCCGCGAGGAGTCCGGCGGCCCCTGCGCCGAGATAGGCGGCGAGCAGCATCACGCACGAGAGCACGATGCCGATCGCGGCTCCGGGGATCGATTGCACTACAGATCTCGTCAACTGTGGCATCTTCGCTCCTTTGATGGCTTGCGTCTCCGCTTTCGATTCACCCTGTGCCCGGGTTGCCCGAGCAATGATGGCCGTATCACGACCCCGTGATTCCAAGCCCACGGTCTCGAGACCAGTAGCCACACGAGCGCGGCAACAAACGCGCCGATGAGCGAACACATGAACACAACCGCTGCTCCATTCACGGCTCGACCTCACGATAGCCGCACCGCCAGAGTAGCGCGGCGAGTTCGCGCGCGCTGCGAGCTACATCGGACTCCGAGCGCGTCCATGTCTGCGCGTGCAACGCCTCGTGGATCACCGTCTCCATGCGAGCCTTGCCGCGTAGAACCTGGCGCACCCGGATCTCGCGCTTGCTCGACTCCGGCGACGAGCAGTCGGCGAATCGATCGAACGGGATCTCTGCCGAGCGCACGAACCGGATCCGGTAGCGGACTCCGGCGAGCGTGGCCCAGAACGAGGCGAACGGCTTCACATCGCCTCCATGAACTGGGCCGCGACGCGCCACCGTGCGCGGGTCTTGTTCGGCTTGTCGGCCTCGATGCGCTCGGGAGCCTCGACGCGCACGAGCGAGAGCCGCATCCAAGTCGCCCCCGTCGGCTTGGGCGGCTTGCCCGTCTCGATGTGCCATCCGGAGTGCCCGTCGTTCCATTCCTGCTTGTATGTCGGCGTGCGGATGTGCCATTGGTCGCGTAGCCGGACATGGAAGCGACCCTTCGTCGCCTCGAGCGTCTCGCGCTGTAGCCGGAGTGCCCATTGGTCGTGAGTGTGTCCGCACACGATCACATCTGCGTCAGTCCATGAGGCCATGCGCCGGGTCGCGAGCGTGCCGTGCGACATCATCCCGCCGCCGCCAGAGCCGTGGAAGTAGCGGAGCGTGAGTGCCGAGATCTCGGTCGAGTGGAACTTCACGGAGAACCGCACGAAGCCGCCGTAGCCGCCGGCATAGACCCGATGCCCGCTTATCTGGCTCATGTGCGCGGCGAGCCGCTCGATGAGATCGACCTCGTGACGCTTCAGGATCGACTGCTCGTGATTCCCGCGCCCGATCGCGACGAGGTGCTTCGAGTACGGCGCGTAGAACTTGGCCGCGTCGCGCACGATGGCATCGAGGTAGTCCGGTGCCATCGCGTATTCCTCGCGCGCCTCGCCCTTCGAGTGTCTCGGATCCCAACGCCCCGCCATGCAGTCGAAGATGTCGCCTACATCCACCCACGACGCGCCGCGCGCGACTACTTGGTCGAGGTGCTTCCGTTCGAGATCCCAGTCGGCTTTAGGATTGTCGTGGTGTCGGTCGCTCGCGAGGAGCACCCAATGCTCCCATGTCTCTGGGTGATCGGCTTCGAGGAGCACTTGATGGATGTTCCGCGAGTGCTCGATCACTTCGTGCTTCGGTTCGCTCATGGCTCCTCCGTGTAGGGTTCGATCGTCACCCGCGCGCCGGGTTCCTCGCCATAGCGCGCGTACCTCTTCGCCGCCGTCTGCACGATCACTTGGGCATCGTCGATCCACGCGATGCCCGTGAGCGCGTCCTCGATGGCTCGGAGCATCTTGGTCGTGTCCGGCTTCACGATGTGGTAGCGCGGTGCACCTGGGGCCGTCGTGCCGTCCTTCTTCCGATGCGAGAGCGGCCTCGGCATGA